TGGTTTCGTTGCAAATCAACGGTCGATTTTGCAAGTGCAGCTTGCATCGCGGAATGCGGTATAGCAGCTGCATCAACACTTGGCGCAGTGAGATTAGCACCGGGAGCCCCCTTGTTGAGTGATAGAAGCGGGTTTAATCCCGCCGCGCGAAGGTCTTTAACTTCACGCTGGTGTGCAGTATTGGCCAGGTCAATACTTGTTTTATTGGTTTGATTCTGGCTGAACACGTTAAAGGCTGATGAAGCTAAAGCGCTACCTCCATAAATGAGCGCCGCCCCAGTGATTGGGTCGATTGGCATCAGAACCTGCCCATCAAGCCCGGAGTGCTATAGGTCGGCATCTGCCGCGTTGACTTCACGTTGAAGTACATATCGCAGAAGATTTGCTTTTCATCAGGCACGGCGATAACCCTATCCAAAGGCGGGTCATCTTCGATGAATGCAGCGCCAAGCACAGGAGCCGTCGTGAATTTAGTAGCCAGATGCCACGCATCGAGAGTTCCGGCCAGATTGGACCGAAAACTCCCGTTCACTTCCGATTTTCCATAACGATACTCGGCCCAGCGTTCCTGATAGCCGAATACGGTCATGTTGTCTTCCACGTCGACGCCGGCGAAGATTTCTTGCTGGTAAACCGCCTGTTCACCTAAGTGCATAAGAGCGGGATGCGGAAAGTCGAAACGGGTTTGGCGCGACCACATACGGTCGATACCTTGCTGATAGGTGATATCGGCTCTGACATTGCAGATGCCAATAATCCACCCATGTTCCACGAATGACTTATGAAAGCCGGTTTGACCGCTTCCCTGTGCGTGAGCCGCAAGATTTCCTTGTGGAGTTTCGCCCGGAGTGAGTGAGATAGTTGCCGGGCTTCCGGACGTTTGCTGCACGACAGATACGTTGATTGGCTTTGAGGATCCACCGAGATATTCCGGCCTCTGAAGACGGAAATCTTCCGGGTTTTGATGCCATGTTGCTTGAAGATATTCCGTATACCGGGTACCAGACCTTGCATCGAGTTCTAGAATTTGCTGGAAGGCGAACGCTTCACGGAGTTGGTTTACCGTTGCTGCAGTTGCGGTACTGAGGTCCGCAAACATGTGACTGTTATCGACCGAGTGCAATCCAAGCAGCTTTGCGCCAGTTGGAGCAGAACCACCTGGAGCACCACCGATAGCTCCAGCGGATGATTTAACGCCTAGTAATCCATCACTCACGTTATTGTTGTAATTAAGAATACGGTATCCACTTCCATCATAGAAGCTGATAGCCTGTCCATCACCGACAACGCGAGCGGTTCCGGCGAGGGGCATGTGCACGGCTTCGCCTTTTTGCGGTTCAAGCAGACAGGACGTGAAATAGTCGTGCCGTTTTCCGCGTTTTAGAATATCCCGGTAATCATCTGGGTCATCAGGTCCGTCGTCTTTGGTAAAGACCACCGGGTCTTGAAGGTTACTATCGCGAAACCACGTATTCCAGATCAGGTTGTATGCACGATGAGGACGCGATGTGATGGATGTCGCATTTGTAAACGCTATTCCTGTCGGAAGACAGAAATAATCGTGAAGTGTATAGGGGTCGAAGGTCATTGCTTCGTCCTGAAATACCGGAATCAAATATTCCGTTGTATCATCGGGATCATCCTTCTGAGCCGCGATGAAATTTTCCCAGTGGTCCCACAGAAGACGATCGGGAGTGAAGAAGAAGAACCAATCAAAAAATATGTTGTCCATGATTGGATAGAAGAAGCTTTGCAGCCGTGCCAGATATGTCACGGAAAGTGAGACCACGTCTCCTGGCAGGACTTCTTCCAGAAAGCAGGGGATTAATTCCGCTGCATCGAAAGTGGTTTTTCGACCGCGGGAGCGGTCGAAGGTTGAACGCTCCATCGGTGGAGCGGCGATTCTTGAAAATGTATTTCCCATAACTGAACGCATGATAGTCACCTTTCGAAAGTGTTTAAGAATAATACGCTTTTAGGGGGGGGTGGGCAAGCTGTTTTTGTTGTAGACACACCCTCGGCCGTCCGAGAGTGTGTCAGTAGGTACCATTACATCAAGTAGAGGAATGGTACCTACGTTAATCGCCTTCCGGCGTTTTGGGCTTTTTGCGAGGATTCGCTTCATCATCCGGCAGAATAGCCTGCCGGATTTCGTCGATTCTCGCCGTTTTAGCTGCCTCTAATTCCGCCTCCGTAGGAGGCTCAGGAGCCTTTTGGGGCAGAAGCCCCAGTTTGATAGCTTCCGCCTCGTTATCGGGGTCGTTGACCCACTCTATGAGGGTTCCGACGTTATTTCCAAAGCGGCGTCGGAGTTTAGGCTCCAGTCCCATGAATTGGGTTCGCGCCGCTGCCACGGCATTGTGCATTTCCTGGAAGCCGGGACCGGTGAAATCGCCGAATCTCGGCTGTTTCCCGGATTGCGGCATATAGCCGGTTTTAAAGAACCTTTCAACCATCCGGTTGACATCGGCATCCGCCGCGGGTTCTTGTTTGGTCCTAATCGGACCCCAGTTCTTTTCGGGTTTTTCCTTTCCGCGCATCATTGTACGGGCCCTCCCATATCTTTGACATTTGGCATATGCGGTCCGCCGGTATGCGGAACCTGCCTAGCCAGGTCGGCCACGGGTGCAATCATCTGCGGATCGGGAAAGGACACGACGCGTCCATCATCCTCGGTGAAAGACCCAGAACAATAGAGGACGAAGTCATGAGGGAACTTCGCCAACATTGAATTGGGATTGTCGAGCGCCATAATAATTTGGCGCATTGCGTCAGGGACGCTTTTGCAGAAGAACGGATTCGCGTACGAATCGTGTTTGATGTCTTTTATACAGAAAATGTTTAACATTTTTTTCCTTTACTGCGATTTCCGAAACGGAAATCTTGTGTGTTCCGTTTCGACTGACGTCGAACCGGGTTTATTTAAGATAATACTTTTAGATTTTTTTTGCACGATATTTATAATTTATTTTTTGAACCGGTTTTTAGTTGGGCTATTTTATTGATTTTTTTTACGTTTAGTTGTTTTTTAGTTGTTGAGCCCATTTTTATTTTTTGTAACCGGTTTTTTTTCATTGCGTGCATTAATAGTTCGTTGCCTTCGGCATATATACGGTCGAAATAGCGTATGCTTTTCATTTTTTGACCATTTATGAATAGTTCATCTGAGGGATAGACATCCCCATGATGTTTTAAGAGCCAATTGAGACCCAAGCCTTTACGGCGGGACATCCTTATGAATTGGCGTTCGACGCCCAAGGCGTCCCAGAGTTCTTTGTGATAAGAGTCATTTTTCATTGTGTACTTTGCGACGTAGGAAGCGCTTGAGTAAGATACATTGCCAATAGTGCAATACCCGTGACCCCATATATGATCGAGATGGTCAGAATGGTACAGATAATTATTGCCCTCTTTACCGCTGATTTTTTTGTCTTTGAAATCAAGACCAAAAATAAGGGCGTGATAGTGAGGGCGGTTAGATTCGTCGCCGTACTCACCGCTTGCAAGATATCGGAACTCATCTTCTGATTCCTTTGTGAATTGTTCTGGATGCCTTAGAACAGCCTGTCGAAGTCGTTTCCAAAAGTCAACAAGATGTTTTTCGACGAGAGTAGCGTGCGCATAACCGAAGTGTAGGTTTTCGTCGGAATACGTGAGAGTTGCGAAGATGTTTTCTTCGTGAGTCTTAGCCTCAAGACAAGCGCGGACTGCCCACTGTCTACGGTTTTCAAGGCGGCATCCAATGCATCTACCGCACGGGATAAGCGTATAAGATTTCTTGATAAGGAGGTTGAGTGGTTCATAGCATGCCATATAGAAAGGGAGCCTTTCGGCCCCCCTCTCCTTTCAAGCTCTGATACCGCCGCGCCAAGCGACGATATGATTTTTTGACTTAATCTTCCGGCCCTTCCGGAATGATTTGCTGTACTTACGCCCTGAAACGGGCTTTCTCCATTTTGACATTTTACCTCCTTACCATTTGCCGGTGGCACCTGGTTTCTTTTGCGGTTTGACAGGATTAATTTTATCGGCAATCCATTTACCGGCGCGTTCCGCCCAAGGAGTAACGTTCTCCTTAATCGTGTTGAAGGGTTTGTGAACTTGTTTTCCGAAACCTCCGTATTCGAATTCTTCTTTTTCATTTTTGGCTGACCAGCCAAGGCGGATAGTCTCCGCTTTTATTCTTTGTATTGTTGCATCTATCTCCTGTATCT